GGATTTGTATTAAGCGGCATACCCTTAACCTTCACAGGGAAGTTATATCCAACTTCAATGCTTCTACTGCTAAAGCCCTCTAGCTCTGCGGCAGTAATAGTAATATCACCATTAATGCCAGTACATTCACGGTCTGGAAGAACATCACCGTCTGCAAGAACTTGAACAGTAGAGGGAGATAGATGAGGAGCAATAGACACAACAACGTCACTGCCAGTAGCGGCAACTGTTTGCTTTGCACTTCCATCTAACATGCTATTAAAGTCCCAACGCTCCAAATAGTTTTTAGAGCCACCAGAAGCTCCACTAGGGTTTCTGCTTGTTATGACATACAACTCATTATCAACTGTACAACATGAGTTCAACTGATCGTTACTGCTAGTAGTCCAGCGCGTAAATCCATTTATGTCTTGGTTACGCATAGTGTTCAGTACAGCAGCATTGCCACTTTGGTTAATAATAAATAACCAATTTGCATCTTCTGTCGTAGAACCTTTTAATATTGCCATGTCCCTTGGATTGCTAATTAACTGTGATGACAAAACAGATATATCATTGGATGTATAAGCGTCTTCGTTAAAGCTAAACAGGTATTGACGCAATGTGTTGCCATTCTTATCAACAAACAAAGTTGCCCCATCAATAGACTGAACCTCTAAAGGATATGAGCCATGCTGTGTTTGAGCAACAATTTCAATAGTAGATGGCGTAGCACCCTTGAGTAAGAACTCAGCACCAGCACAAAATATCTGCAATCCTCGGTCTGGGTTAATATCGACAATGGTTGTTAGTTCACGAGAATCAATAGTGACAAAGATTCCTTCATCGTCTTCACCCCGCTTAGAAAAGAAATCAAAGAAAGCTCCAGCCCTACTTGCCAGTATGCTTTGTGGCTTAGACTTAGTTCCACCAAACCACAGGCGACCCTCGTTAAATACGCCAATTTTTGGGAAGCCTCTAGTTGCACTCCATACATCTTCTGTTCTAGGAGTTCCTGGAGTATCTAACGCAAATCCAATAGTATCACTAGTGTCGCCGCTTGTAGCAAATCCTGCAAACAATCCATAGCTATTAGCAGACTCTCCAGACATAGTAATTGTAAAGTCGTGTGCATTGCTTTTTTCTACTGTTATCCCAGTAAAACCAAATACAGGCATATCTTGCAGTGCTTGTCGCATATTAGCAGCAGTAGAATTTGCTTGATCTCCTGCGGTAGAGCCTGCAAAAGTAATGTCCTTGCTCAGTACGCCATCAACATCTAGTTGATATGTTTGTCCTGCATGAAACCCAGTAAAGGTTGCCGTTTGAACAGCAGCTACAGGTATAGGGCTAGACGCATCATTGTAATCATACTGAGGGATATTAATAAAAGTCTGAATGTTGCTTTCAAAAGCATTAATGTCATCAGTACCATCGAACACAATCTTGTAGGGATAGTTATCCTCTTGAAACAAAAGCATTACGTTTTCTGTTTGAGCAATTCTCACGCTACCTATCTGAGATGGAGTAGGGCTACCATATTGTCCAGTATAAGGCACTGGAATGTCTGCAACATATACGGTGCTAGTAGAGCCTAAATGCGGTGTACGATAAATGCGTAAGTTGTATTGGGTTAAGACACATACAAAGCTGTGATCTGGCGCGTACTGCCACTCAAAAACCTTTGGAGATATGTTTACACCGCCTGCTACATGAGCATTAAACTCGCCAATGTTGACTTTATAATCTGCTGTATTGCCTAGATTTGTAGTAATTCTCCAGTAACGATTATTGGCATCAGAAAGTGATGTAACGTCATAACGCTTGCTAACACCCCCCACCCCAGGATCGCTTGAAATTGAAAAGGTTTCCCAGTCAGTCCATGATGATCCATTGGCTGAATATTGCAATGTCAGGGTTTTACTTACATCTGCTGTGGTATTTTGCTTTGTTAGAAATGCGTTTTCAATAGAAATAAATTCAGGAACATAGGAAACAAAGTCATATTCAGCAACAACAAAAGGGCTTGCAGCAACGCTATAGTTGGTCGATGCACCAGTTAAAGGATCGCCATCATTTATGGCGCTACCAGTTCCACCATTAGGCATGGTCGGAGTAACATTAGTTTGACGAGTAAGAGGACTTAAAACACCATCAATGTTCTCTAGTCCAGGTCTACGCTTAACGCCACCTTGAGGTACAATAACAACGCCTTCGCATTGTTGTGCGCCTTTGTAGTATTGATCAAGATCGGTACGGCCATTTAGTAGAGGTGACAACTCACCACTAGCAAAGCTGGTTTGCATGAATTGTGACTTAGGCATTAGTACCTCACGTTAATAAATGGGCGATCCTGAATAGGTGTTTGCGGGTGCTGCTGTGAATCAGTAAAGCGAGCCATACGACTAGCATTCAAATACTGATTAGCTAGTAACTCCATAGAGGCCGCACTGTCACGAATAGATGGGGCAAAGTCCATGCCTAACGCATACTCAATCATCTTGGCAAAATAAATAGGCCAGCCAGATGGGTCTGTAATGTTAGCAATGTAATCGCAAAACAAGTCTGCACTGTAGTTACAGTAAACTTTGTTTTCAATAATTTGGTAGTTAATGCTAGGGTCTAATTTAATTAGATTTAGCATATCAGCAGGAAGAGTATATTTAGATTCCCATTCATTGCCAATTGGAGCTGCAACATCTAGGGAAAGTTGAGCAACTTTACGAGCAAAGCCCCAACGAAATTTGGATAATTCATTTTCAACAATGTTGTCATACAGGCTAGTGGCTACAACCTGAGCGCGAGTACCGCTAGTCAAGGATGTCAGTGGCACATCGCCAATAAGAATGAGAGCATTATTAATTAACGATAGCTTACTGTTTGCCATAAAAAACCTTTATATGTAAAGAAAGGGGCCACCAGAGCAGCCCCATTCAGTTTTACTACTTAACTGTCACCGATTGCTGTGCCAGAGGCAAGCGTAACGGTAGTCGTCTTGTTATTAGCCTTAACAAAAGAGATAGTGCAACCTGCTAGGTTAGTATCAACCAGCAAAATAACATCTGCCTTTGTCAACTCATCCTTCGCAGGAAGAAAAAAGTTAGCAGCCAAAACATCAGCAGCATCTTCAGTCGAAGCGTACATCCATACGGCGCGACCTTGACCAGACCCGCCAATGCGGGAGAAAAATTGTCTATCAAAAGCCATGATAATATTCCTTATGCAGTTTTGTCGTATTGAACTTTAACGATACCAAGACCGTCACGAGATACAGCGCCAGCCTTCAGCATACCGTTACACAACCAAGAAGTGCGATCAGCAATCCAATCAACGTCAGTCTTAATGTCGATACCGATTGCAAGACCAACAGCGTCCTGAGAGAAGAAGTATGAATCAACGATGTCACCTGCTGTAGTCAGACCACCTTCAGCACGATCTTCAACAACTACAAACTTAAAGCCACCGAAAGTATCAACGTCACCGTTGACCAGAGCTTTAACATTGTTATAGTCAACAGAAGTGATTTCCTCTTCGTTAAGCAATCCGCCCAGACCCTGAGCAGTAATAGCAGCATACAGGTTAGCGTTAGGAACGCCTTGAGCGCGAAGAAGAACCTGAGCTTCAATTACTTTCTTAACAGTCAAGTTAGTGCTATTTTCAACAACAGTACCAGCGTAAGCAGTTTCTGCGTCCATTGCATCAATAACCAACTGGTCACAACGACGACCAAGAGACTGTGCGATAGTGCTTGCAAGTTCCTGCTTCTCGTCAAAGTTTACAGTGGCAGCGTCAAACATGTCAGTGTATTCTGGAGCATTCCAGTTTTGCAGAGTTGCAGTAGCAAAGCCGTGAGTGATGTCCATAGGAGTTACTAGGTCAGAAGTAGACTTTTGGTTAGCCAGTCCTTTACCCATGTTGCGGAATTTGTAGGTATCGCCTACTACGTTGTTTCGTACAGTTACAGCACCTTTTAGCAAACCAGAGTTCTGGTAAGCGTGTTTTACCATGCTGTCAAATTCGGTAACAGCTACCGAAGCTAATGTCTTACTCATAAGAATTTCCTCGAAAAAGAGTAATAAATAATAAAATAGTTTTTCAAAGTTTTAGCTGAGTACCCGAGTAAACTTGGTCAGCATTCAACCTAAATTTACTGGGCCTTAATAGAAAGGGGTGTCCAGTGTGTCGATTATACACCTTTCACCCCATAAACTCAACCGAAGATCAACCGAAGGTTCTGCTATGCTGGCGATCACCACCAAAGTCTTGCATCATCTTTTGAATTTTGGCTTCGTGATTAGAGTCAATACTACGCAATAGCTGTCCACTGTCATTCTTTTTAAACATCTCAGCTTCAACATCCGACCATGTCATGCCGGAAGGATGATCACCACCATCAATAGGCAGTCTAGCAGGAGCAGTAGCACGAACTAAATGCTCAACCAATTGTATTGATCTGGCATCAGTTACTAGGTTGCGTACTTCCTCGTACACCTCAGCATCCAAGTTGTTCTTCAGATAGCCTTCGACATTCTTAATACGCTCTTGAGCATTGTCACCCAGGGATGCAATTTCTTGCTCTTGAGTTACTTGCTCTACAGCTTGACCTTGTGCAGACAACAATTCCCATGCGTCACCAAATGCTTCTTGGCTCATGTTGGTTTTTGTTGCAAACTCAGTAAGCTCTTGCAGTAGAGCATCATCACCCTCAATGCCTTCTGGGCCTGAATAGCCATCTTTAGGTGCGCCAGTAAATCCACCAAACTTCTTTTCTAACTCAGTGTAGGCTTTAGCTTGCTCGGCAACAGACTTATACTTGTCGCCTTTGTACCAATCGGGGGTGTCGCCTGATCCCTTGATACCATCGGATAGGAAATACTCGCCCTCATTAAGGGTTGGAGCACTTGCATCCAGCAGGGTGTCGCTTGTTGTTGTTTCGGGTGCGGCCTGATTTTCATCTAACATTGGTGTTACCTTTTTTGATTAAAGTAATTCAGCTTGTTGTATCTGGTTAATCAAGAACTTAACTACACCGCTTTCACCATTGTGATATGCGGATTCATAGTTGGCATTCTCAGAACCAAATGGGGTATTGTTCTGAAAGATAAAACGCTGTGTTAAATCCTCCAAAACTCTCTTGCCTTCTGGAGTAGCAAAGCAATGATTGTAAGCCTGTGCCAACTCAGCAGCCTTTTCCCTGGCAGCATTGTTAGCTTTCTTAGCAGTTTCATTATTAAGGCCATGATGACCGTTTAAATCTTCCCAACTCATAGAGCAGTTTGTCCTTGGTCAACAGGTGGCTGTCCTTGAGTATCCATACCTTGCTGTGCAGCTTGTGCGCCAGCCTGAATAATCTGAGTTTTCTCGGCTTCACTTCTAACTAACTCGGCAGGCATTCCAGTCTTACCGGCAACCCACGTCCCAAAGTCTTCTAGCTTAAAGCCAATCTTAGCCTGATCTGGCCCAGCAGTTTGCAACACAAATGCAACAGCCTGTTGAACACTTAGGATGTCTTCACCGTCTTGAGCTTTAGCCAACGGAGACATAAACTTAATGTCAATGTCACGACCATCTAACTCAATAGGAGTAATGATACCTCTTCGTGTCAGTATAGCAGCAACACGCTTGATGATAGGAATCAACACTTCGGTCTGTAATCTGCCGAAGGCAGAGCCGATACGTTTTGCCAGTTCACGCGACTCGATGGCAACCTCGGTGGCGGATCGAACAGCACCAGTAGGATCACGAAGATCGTTGAATAGTGCTTTCTTAATTGCCATTTGCATGTCATTGATTTGGAACTGAGCCAACTGTAAGTTAGAGCCTGTATCTAGGCGCTGAATGGATGGGTTAGAGCTGTTGTTAGAACCTACAGGAATAACAATACCTGGACTTATACTCAAATTGTAGGGGTTGGTTACGCCATCATCAGTAGCAGTGTACATACCTGCTAGGTCAATAGCGGCCTTCTGGAGTACAAACTCTTTAGCTTTGTTCAGTGAGCGTACATCAGGGAGTGCCTGTAGTGCTGGGCCACGACCTCGTATCTCGCCAGCTACCTTAGAATAACGACCTGTCACCCAAGGGCTAGACTTACCAAAGTCTTCCATCCAGCTAATACGGTCTTCACCTTTAACCCATACACAACCATAGTAGGTCTTAGACTTGGGCATATAGACTACGCCTTCACTAATATCAATGTCGGCTTCTGGGCTTTTCTTAATGATGTCCTTCATTTTGTCTGAAGGTTGAAACCCACGCCACTGACGCTCTAGGTTGCGAGCCTTGACTTGAAACTTACGCCAATGTGTCTCTACATTACCGTTGGGGCCTTCTTCAAAAGCAATACCCTTCTGCGGAATAGCATGGAACACAATAGGTAGATCGTCTTCGTCTGTCTCATCAATACGCAGAGTGCCAGTACCAATGAGTAGATCAAGGGCATGCTCAAAGAACTGCGTAGCAAAGTTAGATCGGTTAATGTAATCAAAGATAATGGTGGCCTGATCTTCTAGGTTGGCACGAATCTCTTCTTCGGTTACATCATAGTTACCTTCTTCTAGCATCTTGAGTACACGATCAGAAGGAGCAAAGGTAGCCCAACGTGACCAGATAGGAGCGATGTTTTCCTGTAACTTACTAGCACCCTGCTGTATAGCTTCTAGTGCAGTGGAGTCAAAGATACGATCCATCTTCTTAGCGCCAGGCTGATAGCTGTCGAACAGGTTGCGGTTAGGCAGGAAGTATTCATAGGCATCATCTAAAACATCATGCCACATAGCCATATGCTCAAAGGCTTTAGCTTCTCGTCGTTTTAAGTCCGTCAGCGAACCAAGTTCTTTAGGTAACTGCATTATTTAATAGCCCCTTTAATACTTTTTTCTGCGCCCTTCCCTATCAACGATTTATTTTTTATTCCCATTCCCGCTGGCGCTCCGCCTAATAAACCAGACTTAAACAACTTACCAAACACTCCACCTTTTGGTTTTGGTATTTTTTTAGTACCACCGCCTTTAGATATCATATAACCTTCCGTAATTGTTGGGCCAGCAGGAGCTTCAACTTCGGGCCTAACAGTAGCCAATAAAGATTGCTTACCTAGTTTCTTTTGTGCAACAGCCTTTAATCTACGTTCACTTGACGCAGTTTCTTCATCAAGCGCAATACGCTGTCTACGTTCCATTGCTTTTTGTTCTTGCGTTTTCTTTGGTGCCTTGCCTCCGCCACCCATAGCCTTACCTCTTCATATGTTTGTATAGTTGATAGGGAGTCCATATAAAAGCATGGTCTATACCAAGAAACTGTTTAACATGGCCAACGCAAGTGTTGAGCATGAATAACCTTCTCTTGTTGTCTTTTTTTATATAACTCACAGTTATATCCGTAGGCCCAATTATATCATTTATGTGGTTGACATTATACACCCTAACTCCACCAGTCAACTTTTCGTACACAACGTACTGCCCTCCGGAAGGTTCAACCACAAGGCAATGCCCAAAGTCATTGTGCAGTAAGGGCGAATACCAACGACCTGTGTTGCCCTTAAAGATTACATAAGCATTCTCTAAACTAGAAGACACTAAAGTTTACTTTGGCTGTGTGGGGTTTAGCAAAGCCACCATCTCTACGGAGAGCAGAACGACCTTCACCTTCACCTTGTAGGGCGTACTCAAGTGCCTCTACTGGGTGAGAGTATTCATTCTTGTCTGGCTGATCACTGTATCGTTCGCCTGATGTTTGTACACGACGATAACAGAAGCCACCCTGTAGGCCTTTACGAATCATAGAGGCTTTGGGCAAGACAATAAAGCGAGGCTTACCATCCATACACATCTCTTTCATGGG